AAATCTTATGGTACTTATGAAGGCGGAGCAATCTACAATCAAGCTATAGATGATGTGCACAATAACCTAAAGTGAGGATAAATGGAAGATAAGACATTCGGACAAGAGCTATATGAAAAGATGAGCGAGAATCCGTTTTTATTCGGCTATTACTTTTTTCCAGAGCATTTCAGAGATACTCCACCTCCCTTTCATTTAGAAGTTATACAGGCGGCCTGTAAGCACCGTCATCTGGCTATTGCAGCTCCACGAGAATCAGCCAAGAGTACCATTCTGGCTTTTCTATATACCTTCCATGCGATTATGTTCCAGAAAAAGAGATTCATTATCCTTATAGGCAACACTGAAGGCAAAGCTAAAGAACACCTTGACGCTATGAAACGAGAACTAAAGGACAATGAACGCCTTAAAATGATGCCAAAGATAGAACTCGTTAAAGATAATGAGGTAGATACCATATTTAGACACGCTGATGGTATGGAAATAAGGGTACTTTGTAAGGGAGTAGAGCAGATACCTAAGATTAGAGGAGCTAAGTTCGTTGCATGGAGGCCTGACCTCATAATCGGAGACGATATGGAGGATGATGAGCTTGTAGAGAGCAAGGAGAGGAGACAGAAGCTAAAAGTACACTTTGATACAGCTCTAATGCCAGCAGGAGACAGAAAAGAGTGTCAATACATAATGATTGGAACCATATTACATGATGACAGTCAATTAGCACACCTTTTGAGCGAGAATGAGTATACAGAGTTCCATAAAATGTTCTATGAGGCGCTTGACGAGGAGAATAGTAAGAGTTTATGGCCTGAAAAATGGACTACAGAGGATTTAGAGAAGATAAAACAGAATAGTCCTCTTAAATTCGCTAAAGAATACCAAAATAACCCTATTGCTGGTAAGAATGTCCGTTTTAGGTCAGAAGATTTCAGATATTGGCTTGAAAGTGGTGATAAATACACTTTATTAGATGAATCTGGCAGAGCTATGCGTGCTGGATACTTAAATGAGTGTAGACCCGCTATGTCAGCCGACTTAGCATGGGAAAAACGCAGAGATGCTGACTATACTGTACTTATGGGAGGATTATTGACTCCAGAAAGCGATTATCTGGTATATAACTACATAAGAGAGCGTGGTATGAGGCCAGACAAATTTTGCCAATTAGTATTTGAAATGTTCTTTAGATTGAAGAATTTGACTGGAGAAAAACCTTCACTTGGTCTAGAAAAGGCTATGCTTGAAAAAGTAACTAAATATAACCTAAAAGAAGAAATGAAAAGGCGAAATGAATATATTACTATTAAGTCTCTCTCCTGGGAAGCTGATAAGATAAAAAGAATTGAGAATGTTCTAGAACCAAAGTTTTCTAACCATGCAATATTCTTTAAACAGAGTATGGGAGACCTTGAATATGAGCTAACTCGTTTCCCTTTTGGTAGTTTTGATGATATTATCGACAGTTTGAATGGAATTTGTCAGATACTAAAATATCCTAAGAACAGAAAGAAAGCTGTCAAAGAAGATGACGGTTTTGAACTATTACAGAAATTTACAAAACAATATAATAATCCCCCCAAAAAGCGCTATTTGTTTGGAAAAGAACGCAAGCGCTTTGAAATTCCGCATACAAAAACTCTACGATAACTTGTACCTATTTGCTTTTGGTATACTATATATAGTATATTTAATGCAAGAGGAGAAGTGTATCTATGAGCAAATTATCTAAAGAACGGTTGATGCAGCTTAAAAATGAAATTAAGATGTCAGAGACCATCAATGAAAGAAGGCTTGTCCCCCAAGCCCGTGAGGCTATCCAAAGATATACAGGAAACCATATTCCAGACATAGGCTCAGATTGGGATGTTATATTAAACGAAATATACCCAGTCATACAATTTAATCTTCCAAGTATTTTCTTCCGCAATCCAAGAGTTTTTCTAAAGCCAAAAACCAAGACATTTATAAAGAAAGCTCGTAACCCCATGAACGGGAAGATGGAAGAAGTACAGGCGGATTCAACTAATAGCGCTAAGACCCAGGAACATATAACAAATTACAACATATCAGAGATGAGATACAAAGAGGAAACCCGTAAGGTTCTTATGGATTCTCTTTTATTCCCTCATGGTATCTTATGGCATGGCTATAAGGGTGACTTTGGAATGACTGATGAACTGTCTTTCTATATACAGAGTGAAAGTCTTTTTGTAAAGAGAGTTTCTCCTCTAAGATTCGGTAAAGACCCTTGCGTGACAATGGAAAATATGCACGAAGGCAGGTTCGTTTACAGGCGTATAGATATGCCTCTACAGGATGTGCTTGATGATAAAGACCTTAAAATAACAAAACAGCTTAAAGGATTTGCTGGGTATGGTAATGAATTACCAAAGGGAGGAATGGATGTTTCATACCTTCCATCTTCACCACAAAATCTTTTAAGTGTTACTGATGATGAATTTAAAAACTCTACTTTCTCAAGGTTCATAAAAATATATGAAGTCTTTTTAAGACCTACAAGAAAAGAAAAAAGAGAAGGTAAGAAAGGCAAGATACTTTTACTTACTGATGAACAGGATGAACCTTTAAGAGAAGATGAATGGAACATAAAAGCAGAAGGATTTCCAGCTAAAGTCCTTATGTTTAATCCTGTTCCAGACCAGACCTTCGGGCTTCCTGACCTTGATACATACAAGCAGATAGCTGACCAGAAGAACGCAATAGTTAATCTTCAGTTACGCAACGCACAGGAAAACTCTAAAGTCTATATAGCAATAAATAAGTCAGAGCTAGACGGAGAAGAAGAAATAGAAAGTATCCAAAAGGGAGACCAGACTATTCTCTTATTTGGTGGAGAGACTCCTGTTAACCAGAGGATGAGCGTTCAGTCTGCTGGTGGTATGGCATCACAAGAGCTTTATATCATTGACCAGAGAATACAAAAGAACTTAGAAGATAAGTCAGGCGTTACAGACCTGAAAAGAGGATTCTTGCAGTCTGGAGAAGAATCTGCTGCATCCGTTAAGGCCCGTGTAGCTGGAGGCGCAGCAAGACCAAGATATAGACAAGATATAATGACTGACTTCTTGAAAGACTCTATTCACTATATCATACAGCTTGAAAAGCAGTATGTTACTGTTAAAGACGCTGTAAGAATAATGGGTTCACTTGATGTTGAATGGTCTGAAAAGCCAACTAAAGAGGACATACAGGCTGATGTTGATGTTGAGATAGATGTAATAAGTATGCTTCCAGAGGACCCTGAAAGAGAAATATCAGAATTAAAAGAGGTTCTAGGACTAATGATTGAAGCATTGAATAACCCTGCTGTAGCCGCTAAACTTCAGCAAGAGAACTCAACCATAAACCTAACGCCTATAATAGAACAGCTCTTAATGAGACTCAAGATAAACAATCCAGAAGTCTTTAGAAGAATAAGACCTGAAGAAAGTATGGGTATGGTCAGTGTTCAGCAATTAAGGGAAGCTAAAGAGAATGTTGCCGCAGCCATTCACGGAACAGAGATACCGTTCCCACCAACACCAGAAGATGACCATGTAGCTAAACTTGAAGTCTATACAACCATGCAGCAACTACTATTAGAGGCCGAGCAACAGTCTGAACAGTTAGAGCAGATTATTCAGATACAGCAAATGCTGTTACAGGAAAAGATGGATAAAGAAGATACGCCAGGGAAAAAAGTAAACCTTAAAAAACCACAAACGAGGACCTTATGAAACTGATTAAATTATCTAATTCAAAATTTGTTGACCCATCTTCAGTTGAAGGTGTGGAAACAGGAGTTGGTAAGGGCGGTGGCATGACAACTGTTCTTATGAAAAGCGGACAGAAGCATACCACTTCAAGACCTGTTCCAGAACTTCTTAGGGACATTGAATATGCTCTACAAAATCAGCATGACCAGTTCTTTGGAGGATAATGGTTTACTTTAACTTTAATAAAGAATATACAGGATACAACAAGGCTATGGGAAAGTATATTACTGGAAAAAATCACTTTTACGAAGAAATGAAAAGAGGCGGTTACTGTTTTAAAGATGAGGCAGACCAGAGAGTTGAAGAAGTTAAGGAAAGAAGAAAAAGATATTCTACAAGCAGTGACGCACACGCAATACTAGAAGCCTGTAAAGCAAGCGCAGACAAGAAAGGTAATGTTAAAATGCCTGATAGAGCAGTAGAT